ATTATTTTTATCTAGTTTTAGTATATATTGTATAACCATAGTATCTGATGTCGTGGGCTACTTGTTACGCAGGTTCAAATAATATTCATTTTAATTCTCCTCCTATTATGATGGATGGTCGCAACTACACATCATGGCAACCAGGCGCTGCCGTAAATGAACAAATCCGTGAAAATAATAACATAACTTCAAACTGGGATTATAGATCATATTTACAAAAAAATGCCGTTAATATAATGAAAGCAAATTCGGTTACGGCATGTAACAACTGTGGGGCATCGCCTACGATGTATACTGGACCTCAAAATCCGGAAGTACAATCAAATACCCCTTTCGTGTTTTCATCTGCCCTAGATAATAGCCAACCATTTGGTTATGAAACGAGTGATCTAAAAAATGTATACCTTTCGAGACACGAACTTCAAAGTCGTATCATGGCACCAGCCCTTACACAGTATCAGTATTTAGTGGATGGCAGCAGTAGGTAATTTACAGTTGTGCTGCGTTGTATGTGCGTTATACGCGTTTTGTAAATATAGTAGACATTCTATAAAACATAAATAATGTTTTACTTTTATAAGTTAAAATATTTTTTACCCAATAAAAAGTTAAGCCCTTTTTGTATATTATCAATCTCATAAATAAAAAACAGCCCAACAAATGTTGACGTAATACAGTCTATCGTGTAGTGATTTCTAGAAGCACATATTAAAACGAACCCTAAAACATAAACAATGAGATATAATAACCAATATGCTGACCCATAACACTTGTAAATAAGTCCCAACTGAAATACGATATTTATAAAATGTCCGCTGATTCCAAGATTATTACAAGACCCCATGCTCAGTGCAGTTTTAAAAAAGTCTGAACCATATGTACATGTTTTGCTACTATCGGGGAGAGTTGTAGATACAAAATAAATATACGTAACTAAACGCATTAACAAAAATACAAAAAAATAAAAAATAATATACTGGTATTTGCCATTAAATATAAAAATAATGAAAAAAATAAACAAAAAAAATGAAATAAATAAATCACTTACTACGTCTAAATGTCGAACTATTGGTATACTTTCCTGTATAATATCGGGAATTTTTACTTTGTTAATTGCTGTGCCTTTTTCATAAGAGTATTTGTTCACCTTTTTTTCTATAAAACAACATACCAAAAATAATATAATAAGCGCACATGCTATTTTAAAATATGTATTTTTTATCATCGAAAATAGTATTCTTTATTATAATAATAGAATATAAAACAAATATAAAACAAATATAAATATTATATGAATACAAGTATACAATAAATGAAAAATGTAATTAGTTTTGATGTAGGTATGAAAAATTTAGCATATTGTTTATTTCAAGTAGGTGATGCAGATGCAGATGCGAATAGTATAAACACATCTAATTTATTAGATTATAAAATATTGCGTTGGGAAGTTATAAATTTATGTACCCCTGTCATAAAAAAATGCACCAAAGGAGGGTTGCAAACTTGTGTAGAAGTAGCAAAATATTGTAAAACGTTTAAAACAAGTGAAAGCATATCTAGTGTTGAGAATGATACGGAACATGAAAATGAAAATGATAATAATAATGATAATAATAATGATAATAATAATGCGATTATTGATTATTATTGCGCAAAACATGCAAAAAAGTGTAACTTAAAAATACCACCAAGTGAACTTGATATTAAAAAAATAAAAACAAAGAAGTTGATTGAAATTCAGAGTATTATTGATAAATATAATATACATCCTATTTTACATAAATCTCACGAATCTCATACGTCTCATATGAATAATGAAGCTATCAGCGAAGCGGTTACCTCTGTGACCGCACCCCCAAAACGACAAAAGAACACAAAAGAACAAATGATAGAAATGATACAGCATGAACTAGATAAGAATTATTTGGAAAATATAGAAAATGTACGAGCGGATCAGATTGATTTAATCACGCTTGGTAGAAATATGATGAGCGAATTGGATAAATTCATTTATCCTTATATGAATACATGCATGGGGAATGTAGATGTAGGAAAACTGGGAGGGCTGGAGAAACATAAAATAGATATTGTAATTATAGAGAATCAGATTAGTACAATCGCAAGTAGAATGAAAACATTGCAAGGAATGATAGCGCAATACTTTATAATGAGAGAAACACCGTATATAGAGTTTATATCTGCTGCAAATAAATTAAAAATGTTTATGACTAAAAAAAAGACAACATATACCGAACGTAAGTTGGAAAGTGTAGAAGTAACAAAAGAACTATTAGAAAAGTTACCACAGTTTAAAAAATACAGAGGAAGTTTAGATAAAAATAAAAAGAAAGATGACTTATCAGACTGTTTTTTACAAGGAATCTATTATCTTACATTAAAAAATATGATAAATATTGATTTATACCATGAATCTGATGAATCGGATTATTTAATTACAATGATTTGATTTAATTACAATGATTTGATTTAATTACAATGATTTAATTATAATTATTTAATTATAAATATTTATAATGCGCACAAACTTAAAATTAAAGTTCTAAATTATAAATAATATGGCTGACGAAATCATTGAACTTGGAAATTTATCCGAACTTGATAATAGTTTTATAGGAGGAAGTAGAAATGGCGGTGGCGGTGGCAGTGGTCGAAGTAATTCAAAGTCTGTAAACTTTGGTGGAGGTTTAGAACTTTTGATGAACGATAAATTAAAATCAGGAAATAAAGGTGGAAGTGGCGGCGATGGCAATATCGATTTAGACGATTTGAACGATCTTGAAGACGAGCTAAATGAACTGACCGATAATATAAACACCAATAAAGTAACTAAGAATTTTAAATCCGATTTTTTCAGTGGTTCAAATATAAAGTTGAACAATTATGATAATAACGACGATCATAGCGATGGTGGATTTTCAGACAGCAAGCATAATTTGGGAGGATTAAGTGGACCACCCATTGGTGGAAGCAATACTAGTGGTGTTGGTGCATCAACTGCAAATACCGACACAGATAAAAAAACGTGGGACGGGTTTGGAAAGTTCAGTAATGTACCTATGAATCCCGACGCGCCACTAGATTCCACGCCACAAATGACAAAAGAAGAATTACTTCGAGAGAAATTTAAAATCCTTCAAAAATTGGAGGAACTGGAAGGGAAAGGAATTCGTCTTACTAAAAAGTACACCATGGAGTCGTCTCTCTTTGAAATGAAAGGAGAATATGAAACACACGTAGAAGAAAGAGAAAAGAAAAACAGTATTAAGTTTCAACAAAAGTTGCTTATGACTGCAATCACGGGTATAGAGTTTTTAAATAATAAATTTGACCCTTTTGACTTGAAGTTGGATGGTTGGTCAGAACAAATCAATGAAAACGTGGACGACTATGATGAGATTTTTGCCGAACTACACGAAAAATATAAGTCGAAGGCAAAGATGGCACCCGAATTGAAGTTGCTTTTCCAACTTGGAGGAAGCGCGATTATGCTCCATATGACAAACACCATGTTCAAATCCGCCATGCCTGGTATGGACGATATTATGAGACAAAATCCTGAACTTATGAAACAGTTTACACAAGCTGCAGTAAATACGATGTCCCAATCATCGCCCAACTTTGGCAACTTTATGGGAGATATGATGGGCGGTATGGGTGGCGGTTCACAACAGCAAGCGCCTAGCAACTTTAATAACCAGAGACCGCCTCCTCCACCTGTAGCAACCAAAGGTCCTAATTCTATCCCCGCACCTAGAAGAGAAGGTGATATTTCAAACCGACCCGACCTAAATTTTGGAAGAGGGAATATGAATGATGGGGTAAATCTGTCTGACAATTATATAAATCCGTATGAGTCGAAACGTAGTGCCCCTCCTCCTCTTCCTCAAAACCCGCGCCCCGAAATGAAAGGACCGTCAGACATTAGTAATATTTTGTCGGGATTAAAAACCAAAAATGTAAATATCACGCCGTCTTCATCCAATGCGAATGCGAACCACATTTCAGAAGATAAAGGAAGTACAATTAGTATATCAGAGTTGAAAGACCTGCAAAATGACAATATGCCAAATAAGACAAAACGTAAACCTAAATCTGAACGCAATACGATTAGTTTAGATATTTAAGTAAAATACAATAAGTAAAATACAATATAAATAAAATATAGTATTATATTATAATAATAAATGAGTAGTTCAGTAGCTGTAGAATCCCTGAGTTTTAGTACTTCCCATCCCGACGAGAAGTTGAGAATCGGCAGAGCTTTAGGCAAAGTTGTTAGGGTTGCCGGTAAAGTTCTCCCGATTGCATCAACATTTGTACCCGCCCTTGTTCCCATCAACAATGCAGTACAAGCTGGAAAGCAGATTGCCGGTGCTCTCAGACGATAGAGTGAGCGGCGAGCGTATAGCATAATAAAATTCAACTTATATGATGTTTGATATATTTCAAATATCATAAACGACTCTTCAACTAGTAGTAATTTACAATAGTAGTAATTTACAATAGTAGTAATTTGAAATAATATTATTTATATATAAACATTAATTTACAATAATATTTATATAAATGATTTCTATTGTAGCTTTACTAGACAGCAATGCAATTAAAAGCGATGATGGTGCAGAAAAGGCATTTGATGATTCTATTACATCCATTATAAATCAAACATATAAAGAATGGGAATTAAAAATTGTTTTATATAACATACCCGAAAATGATAATAGATTAATGCAGAATTATAAAGACATTGACACACGGATAGATATTATAAAATTTTATGAAAACACCGCAAATAGTATATCAAAAATACTTATAACAACTGCCGAACAGCACTGTAAATATAACCACATTGCACTATTATATATTGGGGATATCTGGTTATCAAATAAATTAGAGTTACAGACGAATATAATTTCAAAGTATCATAGAATCGATATTATGGGGAGTAAAAGTAGTTATGAGAACGAGGTGTCTTATATCCCAGAAGGAGAGTTATATCGTTATAATATACTAAAAATAAACCCTTTTGTAAATTCAACGGTAGTTATTAAAAAGAATATATTGCATTTGTTGGAAAACTTTGATAGTTCGTTGGAAATCGATATTATTCTAAATACATTATGGATACAAGCGGCTATTCAACAATGCGTATTATATAATATTAGCGATGTATCAGTAAAACACCGCACTGCTAAAACAATTTTACACTATAAAGAATACTATGAAACAACGGAATTTAAAAAAGTTTTAGATGACTTTAGGAGGAAATATATAAGAGTTAAATTTTTTAGCGACTACTGTGTATCGGGACATTGTAAACAGGAGTACGAGAGAGCATGTCTTGTTCAAAATATAGACTACTATGGTAAAACAAAAAAAATATATTTTACAACAACGGAAACATATACACACGCTATTCTATTGAATTGCGCCACCCCACCAAATTTACAAGTACCTCCCACGAATGTTGTTGGATTCGCCCAAGAACCACCTGATATACCGTTTCTAAAATTTAACCAAAATAACTTTATCGAATACGCTGTTCAAAATATAGGGAAATATTTCATCGGTGTCGTAGATAAATTTCCAACACCGACATTTGTAGGACATCACGGTTTTCTTTTTTATGAAACCCCTAAACCATTACCATTTAGACCAAAAAAGTTAAAACTAATGTCAATCATGGTGTCGAATAAAACATATACACCGGGTCATCGGTATCGTCACGTGATTGCTCGCCATATTTTAAAATATAAACTACCTATAGATATATGGGGTAATGGTGCGGAAGCTTATAAACGTGAATTTCCTAACAGTAAAAATATAATGGGCGGGTTTAATAGTATGGAAGAAATGTGTAAGGATTATTTATTTACGATAGCGATTGAGAATACAAGCCACGACCATTATTTTACAGAGAAAATAATAAACCCTCTTATAAATAATACTGTTCCTTTATATTGGGGGTGTAAAAAGGTCGAACAATATTTTCCAAAACATACGATTCAACTTACCGGAAACATTAACAGAGATATCATTACTATTCACACCGTATTAAGAAACCCCAATAAGTATATAAATGAATATAAAATAGACCAAGAAATGGTACTAAATAAAGTAAATCTTGTTAAAAATATGGAACAAATATTTGCCGATAATAATATTTAGAATTTTACATACTTATTAAAGTAAACCCTGTAAATAGTCTCTCATTTGAATGGGATAATCGGTTATAATACCATCAACACCATATTCAATATTTTGTTTTAATGCGCTTATGTCATTTATTGTCCACGGTAAAACTTCAAAACCATTTTCCTGTAATTTTTTAACGATTTTTTTATCTATTAATTTATAATCTGGGGAGATTATTTCAACACCTAATTTTTTCGAATAATCAATTAAAATATCAATATTCGGTAGTTTTTCTTCTATTAAATACGACCTTGTTATAGTTGAATCGATTTCTTTAACATATTTTAACGCCCTTACGTCAAAAGACTGTACAATAACATCACCTGTGATATTATATTTATGAAGTAATTTTATTAGGGTATTGGAAAAATGGTATACTTCACTATCCGTGTCTAAAGACTTTTCGGTTTTGATTTCAATATTCATTTTTATTTTTTTATTCTTGTACTGGGATTGAACCATGTTAATAAACTCTATAAAAGTAGGGATTTTCTCTCTCGGAACAGTTTGTTGATTTGGAAAATTTATGTTTTTTTTTGAACCACAGTCATATTCTTTTATTTCTTTTAATAATAATTCTTTTATAGGTCTACTAACGCCATTACAAATTTCTGTATTTATATTTTTGTCGTGGTAAATTACGATTTCATCATCTTTGGTAATTTGAAGATCCAACTCTATAAATTCGATGTTATTTTCTATGGAATTTTTAAAAGCAGAAAGTGTATTTTCGGGAAAATCGCCTCTCGACCCACGATGTCCGTGTATTTGTACTTTTATTTTTTTATGTTTATTGACTATATAGTAATCATATAATCGCAAACATACAATTATAAAAACAATAGAATATATTTTTATACGATTATGTAACATAAATTTATCTATATTTAACATTAAATGATAGCTTAAATCGTAAAAAATATGGTTCTTTTTTATTTTACACAACTTATTTTCAATTATTGTTAAAAAACATTTATTATTTGTAGACGTCCACGAAAATATAGAAACAATTAATATAATCAACATAATCCATAAAATAGAAATTGGTGCTAAAAATCCGTAAAATATAAAATATATAAATAAATGATGCAATGAACGAACCGCTTCTCCAAGTAAAGAGTTACATTTTTTATCATTCATTATTTGAATTATATACGACGCTATAAATACAATGCTTCCAATTAAAAAAAAAATTATTTTATAATATGATGTATCAGATAAATCATTAAATTTTGATACCTGTTCGAACACTTTATGAAAAAAAACGGTCATATTATAGACCTGTTATATTATATATCAATATTATTTAAAATCAATTTTAAATAATATACAAAAAACAAAACCATACTACAGACAACCATCAACAATCGACACCACCAACAATCGACGCCATCAACACTGCTAACACCATGAACTATCGCGCCATGTTTTCTCAAAATTATAATCACAATATCATCATTCCATTTTATGCATCGTGGTTATATGTGATATCATCATACTATGATTTTTCAAAAAATAAAGATGCATATAAAAATGTCGACTTTATTAACAAGGTCGACAATATCTTTATAAATGTGTTTATTTATTTACCACTATCACTCTACATTACGCTTACAATTCAACCCATTGAATATAACTTTCATTCAATATATTATGAATCATTTCATATATTTTTAAATATCATTTTTGGGGAAATATGGTTTTACACTTTGCATAGAATTCTGCATTTAAAACACTGTTATAAGTATCATAAAATGCACCACGAGATGAAAAAAACGCTAGGTTTGTTTGCATTGTACGCACATCCATTTGATGCAATTGTAGTCAATATGGGCTCAATTTATGTATTGCATTTACTATTGCAATTTTCAGCATTTCAAGTATACTTAGTTGGAACGTATGCAACCATAAACACTGTTATTAATTCTCATTCTAGTATAGCTCATAAACAATCTCATCAAGTCCATCATTTAAAATTTAACGTAAATTACGGTCTTGACTTGTTTATGGATAAAATATTTCATACTCGTGATAATTCAAATTCAAATGTAACTTAAATACAAATTACGATTGGGACGTCTGCGATGTTAAAAAAGATGCAAATGATAACCATATAACATACGGTATTAAACACGCGCCAGCAATCGTGTTAACGGGGAAAAATAATACACTAATAACTAGCGCAAATATAGTTAACAATATCAGAGCTACCGTTGCAAACAATTTATTAGGGTAATATATAAAGTAGGGCCACCACGATATCACTAGCATTAACTGAGTAGCATACAAAAATAAATAAAACTGTTTATTACCCATACTCAATCTAGTACTGTTCCATATGAGATAGGATGAATATCCTAGTAGTAAATATAGTATAGGCCACACAATACCAAATAACCAAGAGGGGGGAGTAAAATAAGATTTTACTTTTGGAATTTTCTTACGAGATACAAAATATCCCGAACCCAATCCTAAAATAATCGGGGCTGTTAATAAAATATAAGATATAATGCTATTATTTTTACTTTTAGACATTTTTGAATGTTATCGGGATGTTATTGGGATGTTTAAAACTATATATATATCAAAATATATTATTTTTATTGCAAATGAGTTATAATTATATTATAATATTATTTAGATAAACTAACAGTATTTATAAGTAAGACAGTATGAATGCCAATAATAACAGTGTACTGTTTATGGAAAATATAGAAGAAAAAAATAATAATAATAATATCAACGCCACCAACACCACCAACGCCACCAACGAAATACATAATTACGACTTTAAAACGGTTTGCAATAAAGAACATCTTTTTTTAAAAAGAGAAAAAATGTGCAACATATTCTTATTACAGTTTAATTTAGAAAATAAAAATAAAATTTTACGCGATATCGTAAATATTAATATGTATAGTCTTCTTTATAGTTTAAATAGAGATAATTTTGAAAAAATAGAAATAAAAAAGTGGATTTCTCCAACCGAAGTAGAAGTTCTTTTTTTATTTAAACCTTTTGGGAAAGAATTGGGAATTAAACCAAAATATATGTACATAAAAACAATAGCGCAAGTTGAAAATGAAAAACATATATATACTAGTTCCGATATCGACTATCCCAATCTAGAAGAATTGAGTAGCTATGAAAAAGTTAAAAATACAATATCTACCATGATTGTAAATTTCGAATCAGACTTCAAACTAAATATAAATTATATTTTTAAATTCGAATTAGTGCACTCACTACCAATATATATGGAAAATATTTTAGGACTTACAATGAAAAAAATGTTTCTAAGTTTGAAAAATTTCATAGAAATGGTATAATAAATTATAAATATATAAAGATTATAATACATAATACTATTATAAACAGTATTATGTATCAAAGAATAAAAAAAACGATATACAACGAAGAAGATGAAACTCTAGAAGAAATAAAAATAGATAAAGTCGATAACGACCCCGATAACGACCCCAATATGAACGAAAAAAATAATAAAAAAATCAGTATTTCAAATAAAATTTCAAATATGTTTAAGGGCGTTGCATCTTACCTTGCATCAGGTGTATCAAAATCGTGGTTTATAACATGCTGCCTCGGTATATATACAAAATATTATTTCATATACAAAATATCAAAAAAGACCCCCGAAGACTACAATAATATGATAAAAAATATAGCCTCTAAAATGTCCGATAAAAATATATTTTTTACAAAAATATTTCAAGCATTCGCAAATAATAATAACTTGGTAGATAAAGACCTATTTCATCATTTTATTACATACACCGATAATGTTAAATATAATACAACCGAAATTGACTATAGTGGACTATATGACCTGATAAATATTGCTAGAAAAAATAATGACGACCTTTCAATTGAAAGCGAAACTCCCATTAAATCGGGTAATATCGCACTAATATATAGTGGAAAATTAAATGGGAAAAATGTTATTATTAAATACCGCCGTAAAAATATTATAGAAAAATTTAAAAAGTCAATTGATGAACTAGAACTATTGGTAAAAATCTCTAGTAAAATACCATATCTATGTGAGTTAAACATAAGCGATTTATTCGAAGAAAATCGCGAAATAATGACAAGTCAGTTAAACTTTTTAAATGAAGTAAAAAATATTACTACATTTCGTGAAAAATTCAATGACGTGCATAATATTTGTATTCCGGAAGTATATTCTTATTTTACAGAACATAATCCGTGTGCTATTATAATGGATAAAATCGAAGGCAGTCGAATTGAAAATATTTTACATGAAGATAAACATGAATATTCTAAAATTTTGTCACGATTTAACTTAAAGTGTGTTTTCTATGACGCAATTTACCATGCCGATTTACACTCGGGTAATGTTATTTTTATGAAAGAATACCATAGCCGTAAAGATGAAAATAACAATCTCATCGCAGAACCCATCTTAAAAATCGGTATAATAGATTATGGAATTATAGGAACAATGACAAGAGAAGAACAGAATATATTTTTTACATTTTTTAAGATTCTTGTCAGTAAAGATCACAAAGAATTGTCCACATTTATTACCGAACATCTTTCCGAAAAAATAGACACGTCTGGACCAGATATATCCGAAGGGCATAAAAATATACTAGTTAATAAAATTTCTACTATATGTTCCGATGTTTTACAAAATGATACAAAGTTTTTTGGCGGCGAAGAAATATACGAAATAAATAAAATATTAAAAATACAAAATTTACAATTTTCAAAATTCTTTTGCCGTGTTGAACTAGCAATCGCTATTTCGGAAAATGTATGTAACTCCCAACCAACAAACTCGTCGTATATAGAACAAATGATGATAGCATTTAAAGATATTTTTGGTAACGATATTTTATAATTTTGTTATTACAATTTTATTATTACAATTTTATTATTATAAATATTATTATAATATATTATACATCTTTTAAAATATTACTATAACTATTATATTGCTATGGATGTTGTAAGTATTAAATACGCCACGCCAGTTAAAACAATTGTTGTATTTATAATTTTTATCTTTATTGTCATAATTATGAATAAACATTTTTTTGATATCTATGACCATATTTTAACAAATACCGATGAGATTTTAACTAATAATGGAAAATATACTTATTTATACGTCCCGTTACTATTTTGGATTGCATCAAAGGCAAAATATTTCAAATACACAGACGGTTACTTTGAGTTATATATTTCAAAAATGTTAAAAAGTGTAATTGAACACAAAAATTACTACTCTAAAACACATTTTTTTCATGGAGCTTTGTCAAATATAGCAATATATATATTCTCTCTTCTTGCCGTTGCTTCTGGAGCAGGTCTAGGTGACGAAGGTGTAATTATATACTCGTCCATTAGCTTATTATTATACTTTTATTTTAAAACAAAAGACATTCTTGGTCTACATGAGATACATACTGAATTAATTATATATTTAGGATATGCAATCGGTTTCACTATTATTTTTGGTTCAGCAATAACAACGCTATTTTATATTATTGAAACGATGTTGCATTATAAAGATGCAAACTTTTTTTCCAACTTTGGTATTATGTTATGTGCAATCCCATTTATTACATTTTTAGTAAATGAAGAAGAAAATCCGATAAAAATTGACACAATTAATTTTAAATATAAGGATATCGGTTATATTTCAATTTTTTCTATACTAATGGGTCTACTTTCATTTATTATTTTAAAAAATATACACTTCTTATTTAATTTTATCAAAAATTCCAAATTCAATAATTTATATGTTATTGGATTTGGATTTTTGCTTGCCTTTCTGATTAAAAAGCTAGGATTCTCGTCCATGAGCTTCGGATTGACGGAAATTAATGATGGATTTCAAGCAGTTAAAAATAAAGAAAAAATGAAAAAACTCGAAGAAGATAAGCAATACGAAGAGCTCGATAAATTGAAAAAATTAGAAAGTGAAGGTAAATTTGAGACATTAGACCGATTTAGCATATATGGCGTTTTTGGAAGAATCATTAGTGTTATTATTTCCATCGCTGCAGGATTAACAGGAGGTCTCGTAATTCCGGCATTGACAATCGGTTGTGGTTTCGGTTCTCTCGCATCTAAATATACTAATATTAACCAATACAGACTTATGTTTTTAGGAATGGTTGCATTAGTAAGTGCATTTTTAAATGCGCCCATTACAAGTGCAATACTTGTCAATAAAATATGCAATCAACCGTACCAGTCAATACCACTATCACTAGGCGTTTCCTTTCTTTCCTATTTTACTTATCGGTTTCTTAGAAATACGTTTTAATTACAGGGAAGAGCGGGGGAATAGCGGGGATATACTTTATGCTCACCTTTTTGCTATGTTTGTTCTGCTATTTATTATTTACAAATAAATAATAAATAATTATAACCATAACCATAACCATAACTATCGTGCTACTTATAAACTATTCCCTTGTTTTATAGTCTTCTTGATATGTTTTTTATTTTTTACTATATTATCTTTATTTTTATTAGCTCTTCTAGTTTTCTTATGTTTTTTTGTTGTTTTTTGTAACGATGTCTGTGCATCTTTTTTGTAATATTTATTTTTTCTCTTTTTAGTAAATCTTGGAGTATATGTTGATATTTTATTATTATTTCCACCTCCTCCCCCCAGCACGTGACCATCTTCACCAGAAGCACTAGAAGCACCAGAAGCACTCTCTTCATCAGAAGCACCAGAAGCACCAGAAGCATCTTTAATTAAATTCTCGTTCACAGCATATGTCCAATGCCCCATACCACCTATTAAAAAATACGAATGCGGATAATTAAGTAAAAAATCAGAAGTTGTTTTAATATCGTATAAAAACTGGTTACTATGAAATGATAAAAATTGTATTACTACATTTGCATCTCTTTCTGTTGTCTCAGGAGTAACATTTCGAAGATATTCCAAAAAAGGCGTGCCATCTGTGCTATTTATATTATAAGTATCCCAATAAAATAGATTAAAGCTATTAACTCCTGATATTCCTGTTACTGTGACAATTGGTTGTGCATAAAATAATGATGCAAAATATATTTCCGAATCAGACCCAAAATAGTCATATCCAACTCGGCGAGCTATTTTACTAACATATTTGAACCCCCCTCTACCCTTTCTCATTATATACTTTAAAATAGGTGATTCCTTATATTCTTTACTCTCCTTATTTACCACATCTTTTATTAAATTATAAATATTCATTAGAAATGTAGTAAGATCTCTTCTAACTCTCGACTGTTCCTTGTACTGTACTTCATCTCGTTCTTCTGTATTCATAGATTTGTATTTATCATACTCAACTTCATTTCGTGAATATTCAGAAGATAACATTCCAATAGCGTTATAAAAACAATTACCGTTTGGAGTCGTTTTCATGTTAACATATCCAGCTGCTTTTAATAGTTGTTCTGACCCCACAGGAGGAACGCCACTGACCTTAGGAAGTTTTCTTTTTCCCATCGTTCTCGTTAAATCGGGTATTTTCCCATGACTACTTTCAATTGTATCACTCACCTTATCTTTCAACTCGGTTAATATAGATTCAACTTTATCATTCTTTTGTTCTAATAGGGTCGAGTACAATTTTATTAATATTTCTTTCCCTAGTTTAGAAGTGTCGTGACCTATTATATATAAATACAAACTATAACTTTCACTTTCATATAAAAATCCCAATATATCAATAACCATGGCTTTACTAATGGGTTTTCCATCATAGTCTTTATAAGTTTTTTCGTCTATACCACGTAGATAATTCTTTTCTAGGGCGACAAGGTTTGTTAAATTCTCCGTTGCACCGTCATTTTCAGTCAAATATTCTCTATTAAATTCTTGCGTCGTTATTAAAGGCATATTCTCTAATAAATTTATGTTACTACCTCCATTAGAAAATAATTCTGGTATAAAACAATGCTTGGGGTCTATTTTATTGGATTGGAAGTAACTTAAGTCGTTTAATATATAATATAATCCTTTATCGTATATTCTTTTTAAAAAAACCTTGATTTGTTTGTAATTTATATCTTCTCTATGCTCACCACAATGTATTAATGCGTTCATAACATTATCAAAATGTCGTGCGTTCTCGATTGTTTGACTATCAAACATACTCTCCGTATTTATGTCCATAAATATATTTTTATCTTTTTCAGGTATATCATCTGTGCTTCCTACAGATAAATCAATGTAATAACCATCGTCTATAGGCACGCTATCGCTACTATCTTCATCACCATCTATGTCAGCACCTATACCAATTGCATCAACAGAAATTAATTCGGCAGTTAACTTAGAATCGCGTTTATCGCATTTATCTCCGTAATATTTTTTTTCAACTAAATAATCTAAATCCCCCAAATAACAATACACCGGTAAACCAATAAACTTTATAATTTCATCCCAAATCCTCTCTCTTTCCCAACTTTTAGATTTTTTTAATTTATAAATATTATCTCTTACTACACTTGAAGATAAATCGTATTCTTCGCTCGATTCATCTGTATATACGGGTAGTTTCAAATATGCGTTATTGTATGCTTCAGCTGTTTTAATTTGGTCCTCGATATTACCTTCTTCTGACTTTCGTGCTATACAAATTACACTATATCTGCTTGATTCCGAGTAACAATTTATAAAAAAATCCGAACCACATAAATAAAACAGGTTATTAATTTTTAATCTTGTTAATAGTTGCTCGTCACGCGTTTTACTCAAATCAAGTATTCTTTTTATTTTGTTTAATATTATTCTGTTAGGATAATCATCGGCTACATCTAATATTAGCATATTATTTGAGTTGAAATTGGCGTCTTTCCAATTATATGTATCACATGCTAGTTTGCATAACTTTATTCTATCGCCAGAGTTTAATATTTCTTTTGTGTTTGAAATTTTTGACATAAGATGGCTTCTTGTAGCTACTACCATTATACCATAATAACCCTTTTCATCGTTTTCACCACTCGCGGTATCTCTAGCGCGAAGGGTATCATACGCCGTCTCGAACATTTTAATGTGACCATTATGTGGTGGATTATAACTACCCCCACTTATTATAAACACATTATTTTGTATATTAAGTATCATTAATTTCAGAATTTGTTCCAATGATAAAACTCTGGATTTACTCTTTGCGTTTAATTTTGGTATAGATTCCACCTCCTCCTCCTCCTCCTCCTCCTCTTTATCAGGCGAATCAACATCTTCATCGGGAGCAGCAGTAGTATCGGGAGCATCAGTATCCTTCTCGGGTGAAGCAGCAGCATCGAGGACAGCAGTATCATTATCGGGTGAAGCAGCATCATCGAGGACGGCAGTATCATTCTCAGATGAAGTAGCGGCAGAATTGAGCAAACTTTCCGCTTCTTCTCCTAATACTCTATAATAACCAGTCTCTATTTCAACTCTTTTGTCGTCTTCAATACGGTAATCGCGATCAATAATATCATTCAATATATAGTTTAATATATTCATTTTTTTAATAAATTTCGTACCACCCGAAATAGACATTTCATTTATTTTAGATTTAAGCGGTTTGTAAAAGTTGCTTATAGATCGTTTTAGTTTTAAATAATCAATATTACTTACCATAATTTTTTTTAATATTTTCTGAGGTGTTTCATTGTCATCGTTGTCATCGTTGTCATCGTTGTCATCGTTGTCATCGTTGTCACGCTTTAGCATTTCGTCTAATGTATCATATAATGCTTCCGTTATTATCATATAGTTTTTCCTTAAATATTCGTCTTTTAAGTAGTCTGATACTATTATTGACCCTTTGCTAATTGCATCATTACTAGCCCGTGGTCCTAGTCTAAAAAATGTAGAACATGGTGTTTGTACTCTTAAATCGGATGGAAAAATATACCACATCCAATGTGTTTCTTTTTTTCCGGCATTAATTTCTTTTAGCGCTTGTTCAAATGTTGAACCACCTACGTTGTATATGATAGTATCATCAACACCCCCGGCTATTTTGGTATTCGCTTTAACACCATTTGTTTGTGCGCTTTTAAAATCAGCAACACCAGCTCTTTTTTTTATACCATTTATTTGAGTAATGGTTTTTTTTGTTGTAGGGCTACTAGAAACGGGGGAAACCGATGATGCTGGTGGTACATAAATGTCCGGCCAACTTTTTATATCTTCCCAAATGACTATACCCTCGGGTACTGGTAATTTAATTTGTTTTGCTAACTCTATTATTTTATTTTTTAGTTCTTCTTTTAGCGTGGCGCTATTATGTTTATAAGCATCTAGATGTGTATTTATAAAATATTTTACGACATCTATATATGATTTTTCAGGACTTGAAATACAATCATTTATTACTTTGCCTATTTCTTTTTTCTGGATTTCACTAAATGATGTCAGTTCTTTGGCAGTCATTGATGTATCTAACCATACAATCATACCATCAGACCCAATGGGGTTAAATACTTGATATCTATATTTCAAACCAATCTCATCAAAACCTGTTCTAAATGTTGACGTATTAAATGAAAACCAACATTTAATATAATTACTGCTTGCATTTTTTTTCTTGATGTCATAATAAAATAAAGATGAACCTGCAGGTATACCGTGAATAAATTTATTTTCCTCTTTTGTAAGTTCAAAACTATTTAACTTTAAATTATCTATACGTTTAATTACAATCGTATTACCTTCTTCAATACCAACATCATAAGTATCACTGCCACGTGTAGTTACATACCCTCTTGGCACTCCCAGTTCTAACAAAGTATTGTTTCTAATTTTTTCAGCAATTGTTGCAATAGAACTCGACTGTAATTTATCGTCATTTTGTTGTTTCATATATTTTTTAAAAGCCTCAGTAAACTGTTTTTTAATTCCATCTAGTTGTCGTTGTTTACTAATGTCCTGTCTTATTGCTGCATAACACATACTTGAAATACCGTTTCCAAAACTCAGTTCTACATTTGCCGCATTTACTATAGCATCTATCAGGACAGGAATACTACGTTTTGCAAGACTCATTGTCTCGTCTATTAAATTACGTGTTCCATCTGATATGTTTAAAACACTACGATTAATAGTAGATAGATCGTTTTTTGCAATATATAATGCTTTTTCTTCTTCTTTTCCCCATGGACAAAAATATATTTTTTTTAAAGTGTTTGTCATTTCCTTCCCTTTCATAAATTCATAAAAGTCTGTTATACCTTTTAATAACATCTTTGCGTGTTCGATTCTACTATGTACTCTACCTGCTGCCTTTTCAACTGCCTCAAGCTTCTTAAAAAATATTTCACCTCCTATAAATGGAAAAATAATATTTGTAACTCCATTTAACGTCGCCAAAATAAGAGAATTCATAACAGAATTTGACAATGTATCTCTTGTAATTAAATCGCCTGTTCCAGACATCCCCGGTGATGCCTGTATCATATATTTTACAGTAAGATTAGATGGTGACGTGGTGGTTGCTGTTGGATGACTATAAGTTATATTATTTAAAGGTTTATCTCCTATGTTTAATAGTGTGGCTGATCCGGGGGGCATTATATCGAGGTTAGCATATGTCATACTATATTCTGTATTTATTATTGAAACATTTTTACTCAGTAAGTTAGTATCTGGTGAGGTAACTTGCAATGCCTTGAATATTTCATTTTGAGTATAATATGTTATTTTGCTTACCTTTACTTTACGTTGCGCAGAGGATGTCGACGATGGCACTAAAGTAGATGTCGTAGAGGTCGGAGAGGTCGGAGAGGTCGGAGACAGTAAAGAAGATTGGGAACTAGGACGAACCTTGGGGTAAAATACAGTAAAGTCTATATTTGTCGGATTGTATTTAGCTTCGTTTTCTCCACCGAAGGATGAAGGTGCATTATTTTTACTTGTGTATATGAATGTTTGTTGCCTTGCAACACTATTACATTTTAAGAAAGTTGGCGGAACATCTATTGGAAAAGGTTGCAATAAGTTAACATTAAAGTCACCACTAAAAATAATATCATAGTCTCTATACACGGGGTCTTGTCTTAAATAAAAAATAACACTGTTTAATAGTACATATACCTGTCGTTGTCTTTCATACATCTTTGGTGTATTTTCTTCACTTAACGACAAGTGTGTAGATGTCAATATTTGTTTACTTTTAGTGTTTGCAAAAAACCACAACCTTGAACAATCCCTTATAATAAACTCCTTTTCATATTTTGGTAAATTTTGTTGTTCTACCGTCCGTATTATGCCGTTAAATACTTTTGCCGCTTCATCATTCGAGAATATATTTTTACCACTTTTAATTAAAAATCCCAAACTTTTTATTTCTGTAACGTTTACTGTATTTTTATTAACAATCAAATAAAATTCGCCAAAATATTTAGTATCATCTGTTATTTCTGAAGGTACAATGTCAAGATTAACACTACCGTCGCCACTTTCATTATTTTTTATAGCATTAGTTAAAAATTCTTTATATTTAAAAGGTTCGGATTGTGCCGGTTCGGATTGTGCAGCTTCTTTATTTAGACTACTTTCCAATACATATGTAGGTCCTTCTTGTATTAAAGTATAGTCATAACCACCTTTCATCATATCACGAATAGCTCGTGCGTTATTTGTTAACCTCGATTTATAATGCTCTATTCCTTCTTTCATTTTTCCATTAAATTTATGGAAATAAAATAATACCTTAGCCTTGTCAGATCCTTCTCCGCCGTGACTAGCAATATTCCATGTTATTAATTTTATTTCCGCAGGAAATGCACCTCCGGACATGACACTTTGCTGACCAACCGCAACTTGTGGACCACATTGGTTGTTATTTGCGTTATTAATATTATACATAATTGGCGAATGGTCCGAGTATATTTTATCTTTACTATTCTCCCATTTTGTCATTTCTAAACTCGTCAAGTAGTTATACTCTGGTTTTCCCGTTTCACATATAAATACTGATTTTTTATAAGGAGAGCCTTTTACAGTTTCTGCCTTTGATGCGGTATATTCGAGGTTATGCAATTTTTCCAATTGATCGCCAGCTATTTGTATCGCGTCGGGAACAATTTTAACAGAAGCGTTACTTGGTTTTCCTGAAGTAGATTTCCCCCAGTCGGGAGTTTCTTCCGCCTCTGCCTCTGCCTCCGCCTCCACTCCCGCCTCCACCTCCGCTTCTCCATCAGACACTCCTTGTGCGCCTTGAGAAGGTGAAATAGAACGAGAACGAGCATAAGCGGAAACGGAAGAATCTTCTCTCTCTGTTGATGTTCCTATTGGTCTGCCGGTTAATTCTTCTATTATACTTCGCTTCGCTTCATCTTGTAATGCGACCTGCTGATTTTGTTGTTCTTCGGATTCGCCAACGGCTACCTGCTTTATTACATCATTGACAAATACGGTCTCGAGTTCAAAAACACCACCGATTGCTTCACTGTTGGATGGATTCGACTTATTTGGATAAACAGGCAACCCTTCCGACGATTCCGAGTTTACTATTTTATTCATTTCTTCTTTTGGACAAAGGATTAATTTACCGGTTGTAAAGATAAGCCCACTTTTGTTTATTTTTTCGGGATTCGATAAAGAATATTTATGCCCAAACATATTCGGCAGTGTTTGGCTATTGGTGTATCCATTTAAACGAAATCGTCCATTTTTACCTGCACCACCATATAGGTATGTTAATATTTTGCACATTTTAATAAAATCTGTTATTTCTTTTGCGTATCCTGAAAGTGATGGGTAATTATCGGGTTTAAATACATTATTACTCCTTGTTAACATTAAAGCCAACGCTGGTGCTTGTGAATATACGTTGCTTATATCACTTTTGATAATTTGTTTGTCGTATGGTATATCAAAATTAAAATCACCTGTCATAAAATAGGGGTTTATATCGGTCGAACTTGATAAATAATATCTAGACCTAAACTTGGAAATAAATGCAGCTATTAATAAAACTTCTATCATTTGTTTCGTAATTTTTTTATCGGATGTAGCGGGTGCTCCCGGCATAGTAGTTTTAGCTGGTATGCCCGGTATACCCGGTATAACTGACGCAAATTGTTTCGATTCGATTTGTTTTAATGTTTCCGCTGTTTCTAATTTTATATTTATAATTCCAAAAATTTGACCCCCTGGAATATAACTTTGATTCATATATTTTTTACATGGCTTTGCTTCTGGTTTAATCTTGGACTGTTTACCCATATCCTTGTTGCCAAATAGTCCTGAAAATAATCCAACTTGTTCCGAATTATCTTGATTGTACCATTCGCCGTCGCCGTCGCCGTCGCCATTGCCTCCGCCCACTTGTACAAGTTTTTCACCCGGCACGGAGCTTATATTTTGCGCGGTTTCTTCTATATAGTCTTCGATTCCTTGAACTTCGTCTCTTTTATCTTCTTCCGGTATCACGTCGTCAGTATCACTTACTTTAATAGTACCAATATATTCAGGAATTCCGGGTAATTTAGACGGCGCTCCTCTCTGTAATGGCGTAGAAGTGGAAGCTACAAAACTTCCCGGCATTTGTCCAGGTAAAGAAGATGGTTTTGTGTATTTACCACCTTTAAATGTACAATATGCGACTGTTGCAAAAGAAGTATTACCATAGATTGCTTGTATAGAACTAACTCCCTCGATTGTTTTTTTATTTTTACTTATAAACGCTCCCATTCTTATATCAGTCTCGTCCTTTAATTCAAATTTGTCAATTTTAAACATAGTTAAGTTACCTAGTGCTGTTTTTTTACTCAAAGCACTTAATGTGCCTCCAATATAATTTTGTTCAAAGAAGTAACTAAAAAAATATCCCTGTTTATATCGTTCATATATTTGCGCTAATAAATTTAGAGGGTCGTCTATTTTTTCCAATAGCTGATTTAAAACTTTTCTGTGTATTTTTATTCTATCACTCTGTTTACTTGTAGTAGTTATGTCTTCTAATGTTTCTTTTTCTGTGTCTGTCAATGAATTTACAATTGTTCTATATGACTCCATCGAACACTGTACATTTTGGAAACAGTATACATCAGACCCACATACATCCATTGCATTAAATAATATTTCTTTGCGTTTACTCCACGAGTTTTCATTTTTCCACGAAACACCAGCGAAAGAGTTGTCAATATTTTTAAATTCTTGTATTAGTTGTTCTTGACCTAAAAAACAGTATTGAACAAATGAGATTTGGTTTACACCCGGATTTAACTGTGACATGACTTGACTTGACCCGACATCCAGTGCCCTTTTTATAAAACCTGGAAGAATATCCGTAATCGACGGTGTAGTTGTTACTTTAATCGAATTTTTAATCTGTCTTCCAACTTTTGACCAGTTTTGCTCTAAGAAATTACGTCTCCAGAAGTTTTTAATTTGAGAGCCTTTTACAGCACACGATGAAAATAATGTTCCATCGCGATCGATTGCAAGTTTTCCTTTTTCTAATTTTTCTAGGAATAACTCTAGTTCAATATAGTATGCAACTTTATAGTTTTCGAGAACCTTTTTCAACTGTTTAAAAGTATTATTCCATTCTAGGTAATCAACTATATAATCAATTCCTTTATATTTAAATGTTGTTTTAGTAGAAAAAAGTACATCTAAGATGAAACGAATGTTGTGCCTAATAATGGAGTCAAGTTCATTTAAAGATGACTCTGATAACTTGTCTCTAAGTATCTTAATTCTCTCGTCGTAAATTTCGCCCGTCTTCTTTTTTTGTTGTCCCGAAATAGTAGATAATAAATTTTGTTTTTCTAATATTCTAAAAAGAAACTTCAGTACTTTTGCTGTATTTGGGTTTAAGTCTATTTTTATTTGAATCGTCTGAGATTTTCCGTTTAATACGTTAGAGAGTGTAGCTATGGGAACTTTAACTATATCAGTTGACGTTGCTCTAGAACTTTCAATAATAGATTCGATTTGCGAATTCGTAACTTGCCTCGTATAAATAACACTTTTTAATTTTGATATATCCGAATTAGCATTAACATCTTTGTCAAACGATGATTGCGGTTCGTATATAAACCGCAATCCAGTATTTGAAATCGCTACAGGAAGACTACTTTGTCCTGTAACTTTCCTGTAGTCGGAATTAATTTGATTCGCGACGGTATTTTCTTCTGTGACGCTATTAAATTTACTTGATGATACTGAAACGGCACTTGCGTAACCTGTATATACCTTTTCTCTATTATCGATAGGACCACCCATAAGCCTATAATTATCTCCTTCTTTAATCATTAACATGGAAGCTTGTGGTATTTTTTTTCCCATGTCTGACATTTGTTTCATTTCTTGTTCCGTTGGTGTATTATATATAAATGCATAAACTGAACCGATAAGTTTTTTTTGTTCTTGAGCTGGATACCAGTTTGTAATAAAACTTCCTTCTGTTTTTTGGTCTGTTTCGAATACTTTTTTTTTGCCATCATCTTTTTTTTGATTTTTCGGTTCATTTAATATTTCAACATCATCTACTGAAATAATTTGATTGTCAGCCCCGTATAATTTTATGGGCTCTCCTAATCTTTTTAAAAATGCTTTAAATAAATTTATATTAAAAAATGTATCTACTCGCGCCTTTATTGTGGCGTTAACTGGAAAACCCGTATTGTTAAATTTTATTAATGAAGCAATAAATGGTTCTAAATCCATTGTTGCTCGATTTAATGCGCTTGATGAACCGAATGAGCTGGTTATGCCAGGTCTTGCTCCGGGTCTTGCTTCCATCCTCGCTTCCATACCATTATATGGCTCTATTCTTTCTCTTTCTCTTTCTCTTTCTCTGTCGTAAAGTCTGCCACGGTCGTCATTAAAATCGGAGTCAAAGAATCCTCCTCCAATCATTACCCCTCTTCTTTGTACATTAGGGACGGGGGGTGCGATGGGTGCGACGGGTGCTGGGAGGGCTGGGCGATCTTTGGGGACAATTGCGGGATTATTTGGGAGGGCTGGAGGGATATTATTTACAATAGCGGCTTGTTTGGGGATAATTTCTGTTTGTTCTTTTTGTTCTCTTTGTTCTTTTTGTTCTTTTTGCGACTTCTGCAACGCTAATTCTTTTTCGTAATCTTTTTGCGACTTTTGCAACTCGCTTGGCGTAACCGTATATTCTCGTTTGTAATAAATTTTATCTATTTTTTTCCTCTCTTTGCTAGTCAAACTTAAAATTTCGGGACTTATAAACATTTGTAGTGTTCCTATGTTATATTTTTTAATAATATTTGCTGTTTTATTTTGTTGATTTACGTACCACGATACTTTATCTTTTTCGTCGTCACCATCAACATCATTTTCTTCTTGTTTGCTCATTTTATATAATATTGATAATATATATTATAATATTCATTTAATTAATTTGAATATTACAATATTAATTTATTATACATTATATATTTCACGTTATTATTGTTTCTTATGTTAGTGTTTTACATTTTATTCATGTTATAAGCATCTAAATAGTTTAATTGACTACTTTTATTTTTCTGATTTTTATATTTTTCTACTATTTCCATAGCATCATTGAATTCTTTCTCGGTTATAACTTTATTGTTTGTATATTCGCCAAGTTTTCGCGATTTTATGAAGTTTTTGGGAAGAAGACAATATTTACTTTTTTCATTTAACGCAAAATCTGCTAAAACGACAAAAACAGCCGTTAACACAAGAGCGGTATATATATTTCGGGTCGCCATCCAAGATATTGTAAAAACTAATATTTCTTTTGTAAGAGCATATTTTATATACGATTCCGTCGACTCGTCTAAATTAAGCTGGATATATCTCGACCCAATATTTAAACATATCATCATTATTCCGGCAAAAAATGTACTAGAATTTAGAGATTCTACAGCACCATTTATAACATCCATTGTTTATCGTTGCGAATATTATATTATATATTTACAAAACAAATAAAATTAATAAATTTGTAATTTTAAAATGTATTAATTTATTTTTGTTTATATTTGTTATATATTTGTTTATATTTAGAAATAATATATATTTGTAACATAATTTAGTTGTAACATAATTTATCGTAATATAACATTATTTATTTATATAGTGTATTTATAAAATACATACCACAATTGCGTGTATATGAATAATAATAATCACATAAAACATTTAATACCGAATGTTTCATATAATAAAAGACCGACAATCCCTAGATATCCTTTATTTTATACTTCACATTTAAACCATCAGGCTTCGAAGTTTATACCAAATCGCTCGAATAAGTTTTTAACGGGTATTAGTATTCCCCATAATAATTTACATCATAAAGAGAATGAAATTTTGCCTACAATGATGTGGGAAACTTCATGTGTTGGTGCAACTTGCGAAACAAGCGAACCAGAAAAGATAGGATTTATAATTTTACGACATGTACGCAATAGCGTGACGAATGAATACTGGAAAGAGTGTTATAGATGTATTAAAACATTTTATCCAAAAAATAGAATACTAATAATAGACGATAACAGTGACTATTCGTTTGTAACGACCGAACCTTTAGAGAATACAATGGTAATACGCAGCGAGTTTCACGGAAGAGGTGAATTTTTACCTTATTATTATTATTTGAAAACAAAATTTTGCGAAACTGCTGTTATGTTACACGATGCAATGTTTATAAAAAAGTATATAAATTTTGATGTAAACAATTATAAAATGATACTTGATTTTGGCAAGGAGAATATTATGGACCCCGAATCTACACCGTACCAAATAAACATGTTGAATGCTATTAATAGTAACAAATTGAATAGTTTTTATAATAAGAAAGATTTAAATTTATGGAAGGGATGTTTTGGTTGTATGGTTTCTATTACCTACGATTACTTGAAAAGTATAGATAATGAGTTTCGATTAGCTTGTTTGATACCACATATAACATGTAGATATGCTAGATGTGCATTTGAAAGAATTATTGGATGTCTACTGCAAGTAAATAAGATAGAACATTCTTTGTTCGGTTCTATTCAGAAATATTGTAAATGGGGCTTAAGTTACGATGACTATGTAAATAAAAGGTACAATAATCAATTACCAATAATAAAAGTATGGAGTGGTAGATAATATTGTTAATATTGTTAATATTGTTAATTAATTTCCGTTTTTTTTTTAAAATAATATCTCATTTTTTTATAGGAATGACTATACCTTTAGCATTATTTGCTTCGTCTTATAATGAAGAAGAAGCAAATGGATCAACAGTTCAAAATACAAAATCATCATATACCCCTGTAAATAATAATAAAAATAATTATAGTTTAGGCAATAATGATAACAATGATTATTCTAAAAATAAAAATACAAATCTGAGAAAAACAATTAAACATAAACCATCTGCCCCCAATGAATCCAAGCTTGCAGCATTATTAAAATCCATGGATGAATCTAGTGACTCCGAGAGCGAAGAAGGAAACGGCGGTTTAGCAAACTATAAAGGTAGCGACACTCGCAGGTCCAACTCCAATATGTTCCCCCCATTGCCAGAATTAAACTATAGAGGACCTAGTGCTTCTGCATCAAATGACACTTCCGGTTCTAATTCCGCTCAGGGTTCGAAAACATTATATAGTCCCGATATTCCAACATCACCTGTGGGTGCTGTTTCAAATACTACGTATGATGATATGCCTAGTACATATGCGAATCAATATTATAAACAGTATATTCCGCATTTGAACCAAGGTTCATCGGAGATACCGAATCAACCGAAGGGCGAGTTAATAGAAAAAATAAATTATATTATAGACCTACTAGAAGACCAACAAGATTATAAAACGAATTCTATTTTTGAGGATTTGATATTGTATGCTTTTCTAGGCATTTTCGTGATTTTTATCGTAGATTCCTTTTCCAAGTCTAGCAAGTACGTAAGATAAAAACATGAGACGTAAGAGATGTGGTGAGATTTGCGTTTATTCATAATTCATAAATCGATAATGCAACAAAACAACAAAACATCAAAACATCAATTCATTATTACAACATTTTCTGGTAATAATGTTTTACAAATATAGTTATGAATCAATAATGTGTTTTTTTCTACCAATGTTGGTTTGGTTGTCGATAAAAAATATTCTATTATCTTTTTATTATGCGATAATGTATCGATAGAGATACACCCTATTTTATTCTCTTTTCTCTCTATTTTATCTTTTTTCTCCATTTTTAGCGCATTTATAAATCCGCAAATAAAAAAATTATCATGTGTAGATGGCGTTTGTATTGATATAGGAATATGTAACATATTATTTGCTTCTTTTATAACATTTTTATTGATAACTATTTTATTTGACATGCGAAACATATATACCGCAAGTATCGTATCTCGGTTTGCACCATCTATTCCCGCATTGTTTTTTTGTAACAATACGTATATAGAATATACTTCACTCTTTATAAGATGAAATATGTGAGAAAATGATGGTAAGATTGATACCTCAAACAGTCTAGAATATTTTTTACTACTTTTGTTCATTGTAGCATTATTTGTATGATATAGTTGTAAATATTCTAAGAAAATATTTATATTTTGTATACCTATTTTTATTAGCTGTATACTGGCGTCAAACCTATACTCTACCGTATCCCAGTTTAAAATAGGAATATAAAAGGAGTGATATTCCAAAAAGGGAACAATCATTTTAGGTATATTTATTCCAGTATATATGAAAATCGATGAATATATTTTCTCTTTATCTTTCGCCATAACTAATCCATTTTTTTCGTATATGTTTTCAGTTTCTTGAGGTTTCGAGTTTTTAATTACTTTGTCCGATTTTCGATTAATCTCACGCATCTGTTGCACCTCTTGTGTTTCAGAGTGTATATAATCTCGCTCTCTCCTTATGACCTCGTCCCAATCATGATACATTTTATAGTTGTACGTTTTAATCATCTCCATAACATCCGTTTCATCGATTTCCTTAGAATTATAAAAAACATGAGAATAATAAATAGGCATCGCTGTCGCTGTCGCGACTACCCGTTTATTATTATTATTCCCACTTTTTTTATTCCTAAAAAAACAATAAAGCGGTATTGAAATAATGACACCAACTATATTGCGGATAGAAATAATACCTGAGGTATCGTTATTGGTCTTATATATGTTTTTGTAATGTACAGTCACGATTGGATTATAGTCATGATTCTCTAGTAATATTTTTAAAAATGACTTATTCACTGTTCTATTCACGTCTAAAAATTTCATATTACCATTGTTGTAGTTTGGATTAAAATACGGATAGTCGTTTATTAATGATACGATATCTTCATAATATTTCATACTTTTATCAATTTCATTTATATATATGTCCCCTATCTTTACAGCTACATTTGTATGTGTCGCATAAGATACATTATTATTTAAAAAATTTAAATGAATCGTATCCGTCGGTTTTTCATTGGATACAATAGTGTCTAATCTACACCAGTTGATAAGGTTGTATCTATAAAATATTGGCTGCTCTAGCCAAAATCTTTGCCTTACTTTATTATACCCATGTAATAATAAAATAAATAATAAAACACTTACTGTGATATAATATAACCACATACCATAATAATTACGAATATATATTTTGTTTCCTTTATACGATTTCGTACTATTACATTCGCATATTTTTCGTGATATTTTTAAAATAATCAACTCGCTTCATTATTGATTATTGATTTACGAATTATGAATAAACGCAAATCTCACCACATCTCTTACGTCTCATTGTTTTAATACTGTCTATATCTCGACATAAAATAGGTAAGAACGAAGTTGAACGCGATTAGTTTGCTGGTTTATATAAGATATAGATATATTGGAAAGGTCTATCATGAGGGAGAAGGTCAATTTGTGCCAACATATTAAAACCGGAATCTTTTGCTTCACTTAGAACGATGGATTGGTCGGGCGTAGAAAACTTCCGAACATTTTGCCGTTTTTTACCGTTTTTCCTATTTTTAAATGTCTCTCGAAGTTCTATTACTTCGGGATCATTCATAATCATATCCGACTTATATATAATATCATCCACAATCGCATCATTGTTTCCTAAAGAATTTTTAACATGTTTGCTATTAAATAAACGCGTAACCGCGGGGGATAATCTTCGCTCTCTTGCACCATATGTCTGCGAATCATAGAACCCCCCAACATTAATTAAATGAATTGCTAAAAATCCGCCGGGAGATAGCCACTTGTAACAGTTTTCAAACAACATTCGCCTATTTGAAATACTATACACGGCAAACTCTAGCAAAGTAATAAGTGTAAATTTTTCGGCATCAAATGTAAGCTGGTTTGTTCCGTCTCCTAAAATAAACTTATTCTCCGGATATTGTTTTGCCGAATATTCTATCATATCGCTCGACTGGTCCATACCATAACAATTATACCCCTTTGAACGAAGCGTGTTCACATGTTTACCCGTCTTAGAACCTATAACTAAAGCATCAGTGCTAGTAACAGGAGAAGCCTTGTTTAGAATAATTCCGACCTCATAGTCATTGTACACATCGCTATAAAATAAATTTTCATACATGGTGGTATAAAAACTATCAAGCGACTCTTCGCCTGTTTTCAATGTAAACTCTTTATTCATAGTAAACCCCTCTTTAGTTGTATCCGACCCTGAACCAGTTCCTTTAGACGTTGTCTCTAAAAAGAACAAGCGATAAATGTATACAAGAGACACGAGAATAATCAAAAATACCGTCAGGACTACCCAACATGAAGAAGTATTTATTCTATTAATTGCTGTGTCAATAATTGTCATTTATTTATATGTATTATTAATATATATTTTTTATAGAAAAAATAGTATATGGAAACCGAATTTCAAATTAATGATATAAGAACGTCCTCTGACTTTAAAGGAGAATCATTTTCAAAGTATAAAAAAACAGATGTTAGAAAAGAATTACTAAACTCATTGCTAAATGGAAAAATCGAACACGCATGCAACTGGAGTTCCGAACTTATTTGTGCCGGACAATTTTTAGACTTATGGGACATTATATTAACATTTTTAGGAAAACACATTCATTTAGCTAATCCAAAATTAGCAATATACCTAGAAATGCGATACGAAAACTTTAAAACAATTATATCTTCCGGCTACAAAGATGATATATTACGTTTAAGAAATAACCCCAAAATAAGAAGCATGTTTGCTGAAATAATTTGTATACTATGTTCCAGTAACAAAAAACATTGCTTCCAAGGTATTAAAATAAACAAAGAAGAAGAATACGACATGACGCACATGTCGAATAAATTAAAAGCACCATCGGTATCATATGCGCAGTCTATTTATTGCAAAGATGATCCTAAAGAATTATTTATCGCCATTAACGAATTTGCGTATCACATATCGCCGGAGTCAAATAACGCTTTACAGGCATGTTTTTGGGTAGAATGGATTATGGAATTTCAAAAAATCTGCGCTAAAAAAAAAGAGAAATGTTTATGCGAGCGCAGAAGCAATATACCTGTCGATGAGAAGTTTCAAATGGACCCTATGTGGATTTTATGGGAAATTATAATTAATAACTCAAAAAATCTCGACAGTATAAAAATTAAAATACTGAATAGCATACTATCCTTATACTGCTTAAAGTACACACCCGGTGTAAAAAAAAAGCGACGTTACTTGATATATTACGCAATTTCTATTTTAACCGAAAAATATGATACTAAAATAGAAATAACAAAAGACAAAGAGTTAGTAGAGTCTGTGGTAAAAAAAATTAACTCAGTCTACAAACAAATAAAGAAAAATGAAATAGGTCCTAAAGTAGACTATTTAATGACAGATATCAGAAAAAGTTCTCTAGAAAAGACAATTGACAAATTACAACTAATGAATAAGTTTGACTTTATAATGAATGAACATGAATGAACATGAATGAACATGAATGAACATGAATGAACATGAATGAACAATGAAATGTTATGAGTTTGTGTGCGAATATCGCAATACATAATTAAAACATCTTTGACTTTTTAATATAATAGGTAATCGCAGTAACACTAAAAAATAATATTGCACCCCATAAAGTATCCGTAATTGCTGTCCTTAAATTATATTTTTTGAAAATCGCCATATTAGTAAAATCAAAAATACCATATGCACAGAAACCCAATATAAATGCATCAAATGGTGACTTATTTACAGATATAATAAAATAATTAAGAAGAATTGCCATAAGAATATATGTAAAAACTGCTGGTGCTAAATTTACTACAAGCGCAGAATTTTGAATCGCCATTACCGTCTTATCAAATACCGGTTTACCAATAAAATACAAATAAATGGAGTCAACAAGAACCAAAAGCACCGAAGATACAATAAAAGAATTCATTTATTTACTATAGTCTTTAGTATACTATTATATATAATAAAAACAAAATAAAACAAAATAAAACAAAATAAAACAGAATAAAAACAAAATAATAAAAAATGATTTAAGTAAATATTTTATAGTTATATTTTAATACGATGAAAGAAAAACCTAAATCAAATATGAAATTAAAACCTAAATCTAAATCTAGTTCTTTAAAGAGGTCGCTTAGTATATTAAAGGGGGGCGAGGGTGAAGAAGAACAGGCGAAAAAAGAAAACAATTCTTCATTTTTTAGTTTTTTAAATAAACGCGACGATAAAAAACCAGAAGATCCTTTTGCAACAAATGGACCAGATATGGACGAAGATAGAGACGCAGACAAAGGAATAACATTTAAATCAAGTAAACTATTATCTATTTTATCGCCATCGGAAGCAGTATCCGTCGCAAGTTCCGCAAACAGCGATGCATCTCCTTCAACAGGGTGGTTCTTATTTAGAGTAATTGTTGTTATAATCATAGTTCTCGTATTCATTCTCAATTTAACAGGATATTTAGATAATGTTGTAGCGTTTATTAAAAAGTTCTATGATACAAACATTTTACCTCTACTCGTATCCATCGGTTTAATTAAAGTTACACCCGTCGTCGCAGATAGAAGTGGCAATTCATTACCAGGTGACACCTCCAAAACCGGCACAAATACAATAAAACAACTCGATAAAAATATCGGGACAAAACCAGTCACAACAACGCCACCAACCACAACATCGTCGACAGCATCAACACCCGAATCCCTGCCCACCAGTATACCCCGATATGATGCAACATTAAGACCTATACCAATTCAGCCAAATGAAAGACGAACTCCGTTGGTAAATAAAGGAGAATCGGTGCGACCCCCTGGAACATCTCCTGCGTCGTATAAAGAAGAGACGAACAGTAAAAAACAAAAACAAGAATCTGTAAGAAAAGCTTTAGAATATGCTATGAAAAACCAGAATCCTGTTGCGGATGATGCAACTAGTAGTACTCAAATACCGAGGACAAAATCAGGATATTGTTATATAGGAGAAGATAGAGGGTTTAGAAGTTGTATCGAAGTTACGAAAGATATGAAATGCATGTCTGGTGATATTTTTCCAACAAGGGAGGTGTGTGTAAATCCTCGACTTAGAGTATAATCGATAACCGAACAATCGATAACCGAACAATATTATAATACAATATTATATTATAATATTCGCAAATAACCGACAATGTCTGTACCGCCTCAACCGACAAATTTAATAGCATTAACTGCCGATGGAGGTGCTGTTTCTTTATCATGGAATAGTTCTGCGACAGCAACATCATATACTTTACAGTATAAAATTGGTGGCTTTGGCGAGTGGATGATTTTATACACAGGGACACTAACAAGCTATAGCGTATCCAATTTTGATATAATAGCCGTTGTAAATAATAGCATCACATATTGTTTCCAAGTGTATGCGACAAACGCAAGTGGCAACAGTGCACCCTCAAATATCGCACAAGCTACACCTTTTAACAATAGTCTACCAACACGTTTATGGTCGCGTTTTGAACCAAATTGTCCTAGTTTTAAAATACAGTCGAATACAGCCTATGATATGCAGCGGAAAGCAAATATTTTGCAGTCTCCTGCGAATGGAAGACTAAATTTTACAAAAGCGATGTTATGGTCTATGGCGTCGAGAAACGAACTTACTAGAAAAAAGGCGTGGGCGTCTCAGTCCGATGTGTATACATACCCTAATACTACAAATATAAGCGATACGCTGGATGTAGGACTAAAGGAGGTTAATAATACCTTAACGTGTTGGAGTATACCTTCTCCGATTGTGTGCAACTCATCAAGTAGTTCGGATGTTCCGGGTAAACCTGTGATACTTTGTTTTGACAATGATGCGCCATTTAACAACTATAGAAATCCAAAGACGTATGCAGGTGGAGACACAACGTGATATACGGTTTCGAAGAGGGGAGATGGGAGATGGGACATGGAGGCTTATTTTTATTTCATAGCGGGAACGTCATTTTGGTCGAAATACCATCTATCAGCCAAATATCTTGGTCTGTTAAAGTTATCGTCGAAGCCTTTGGATGCTGATTTCATTTTAGGACCACTTACGAGAATATCCTGTATTTCGGCGATACTTATTGCATTGTTGTAATATGTCAAGTTGGACAAATAGCCGGCAAATCCGCCATTTAAACAGATATTTACATCATCGTAATTCTGCTTTACGACATCTTTCATAATACGTCGCTTTGTTAAACGCCCATTTACATATACGTCGCAATTCTTACCCTGTACTCGTATTACAACATTCATCCATTTTGCAATTGGCAAATCATTGACATCTATTGTATCGCTCAATGGGTCATTAAATGAATTCACTATTACGCGAATGCCGTCATATTTAGGGTTTACGTATAAACCGGGAGCATTATTCGGCGAAACAATACCGTCACTGCCTGGTTCTTTATTTCCCTTATTAAATACGTGATGGTAATTTGTATCATTGGTAAAACCATTAAAAAATAACCAAACGGACCATGTAAATTCTATACCTGTCTTTTCATTCGCAGAGCGAATAACAGTAATGGACTTTTTAATATCGGGATTTTGAGATACGATTGTGGAATCAGAACCATTTATGTATCCATCTACTAATACAACCTTACCACTCGGAGAAAATAACCAACTAATAAGCGCCACCATTAGTCGGAATAAAATAGCAAAGCCTATGATAACCATCAATAAAAAAGCAATTTTTGCAACCCAACTATTTGATTCTAAGAAATCCTTAGACCCTTCTACTACACTTGCAGAACTAAAATCTTTGAATCCTGATTGCGAAGATGGTCCAACATCCATACCAACACCATTGTTAGCATTAATATCTGCAGTGGGTTCAGGTCCGAATTCTTGCGGCGCATCAGCACCCGGCATTAAACTTTTAAATGAATCTTCAAAATTTATACTTTTTGATGGGGGTTCAGCCATTTATATTTATATAATAGATATAAAATATTTATATACTGCTTAATTATCTACTAAAATAATTAATCAGTTAGTGACTAATTATTCCTTACTTTAATTTTTACATTTATCTAAATGCTGAAACTCTTCAAAACGGAGTTATCTTTCAAGAAAGCCAGCTCCAGTTTATATCTCTTCAGAGCATTCAAGTCGAATGCAGAATTCGTGTATCCTCTTGAATAAATATCCCATACCTCTTTTGGACTAAACACGTCGGGACTATATACTACGCTTGCAATAAAACCGGAAAATCCTGGAACTTGATTATTCGTCGGCGATCGTTTCCCTCCTATAAAAATAGCAGTATTCTTCGAAATAGGCGATGCAACCGTACTCATGCTACACGTCTTTATTAACTTACCATCGATATAAACATCTATCGCACGATTATATACACTAACCGATATATTTACCCATGTCTGCAGTGGAAAATTTGTAACACTACAAGTAGATGAAAGCGAATTATATACATTTTCATTATTTCCTACACTATCAGGTTTATCCGGTTCAATGTATATATTCAAGTCGTTGGTCGTCTTAGAAAAATACAAGGCAAAAAAACACGGACTCCTTTCACCTGGAGCTAATGCTAAAATATTTTTACTGTTTCCATAATTTACACTCCAGTCATCTATATATGTCCACACAGAAAATGAATAGTTATTTCTAGAACTATCTACCACTTTATCAAGGGATAAGTCAAAAAATTCAGTTCCTTTTTGAAAAGACATCAATACCTCCATCGAAGTGAAAAAATAACTCCATATAATGTATAAAAGTATCACAACAATTACAACACCTAATATTATTTTTAAATCCATTTATAATATACATCTAGAAATTTTTCTTAATAACATAATAATAATAACAATAATAACAATAATAACAATAATAACAATAATAACAATAATAATAATAACAATAATAACAATAATAATAATAGTAATTATTATTTAATAGTGTATATAAAAACAAAACCAAAACAAAACTAAAACAATATTAAACTGTTACAGGCGGATTCATATCTTTCATAGATTCGTACATTAATTTAATATTCTGTGCTAATACAGGACTCTTATAGTACACTAAATTAGACATCTCTCCATATATACCAGGCGATGAACCTATAATAACACCATTCGGATTTTGATAAGGTATTATATTTGGCTGAGATATTACTAAATCTCCGTTTATAAATATATCCATACCACCATCTATAAAATTTACAAAGACATTATTCCACCTTGAGTATATGATTTTTACATCTTTTTGTGTATTTTTATCGGGTACTATAGCGGTGCGTTTACTTCCATTTATGTCTGTAACGTCAACTGAAAAAATAAGGGCACTTTTTTCTGCATTAAACTGTATATCGGGAACACCCCCGCAGTTAATCAGTGTCGTATTTTGAACATATGCTTCATTTGTATTGGTCGGAACAGGGTGAATATATATCCAACTAGATACTCCATAATTTACATTTTTAGACATACTCTTTATTGAAGGCGGAATCGATATATTTTTTTTCATTTCTAGTGGATAGACCTTATCTGTTAGCACGACACCGTCGCTATTTATTATTTTATTAAATACCGTCGGAATCAAAAACTTGGAAGCGATTAGGGCAATTTCAATTAGTAGTATAATTACTACAGTATACTCCTTCTTTGCCAACGCCAACTGTTCTCTTACTACATTCGAACAGTCGATAATAAAACACGGAATATACAAAATTAATTTCATAATAAAACTGAATATGAACCCTAAACCGGTATTATTTGATAAAACAAGACTACTTGATGTATTAAAATTGAATACGCTAAGTATTAAAGCAATAAGCCCCATTAATAATAAAAAGTTAATAACACTTATAATTTGGTCTAATGTAGAGGGAATAGACATTATTTTTGATAGTCCATAAATAACTAACCCAAAGGCGATGGCAAAGCCCACAAATGACAAACTTATTTTAGATATAAGTTGGGCATAAGGTGCTGTTTCTTTTAAACCCGATCCTCCCGACATAGAATAAACCACTAATACCAATAGTAAAACGCCAATTGTTAAAAATCCCAGAAGTGACAAGGTTTTATATGTAGTTAAAAATTCAAAACTATTTTTATAGTAAATATAAAGTGTAAACCATACATAAAATAAAAATATAGCCAATAGAAAGTACTTAATTATGCCGGTAAATAAAGACTTTATTGTTTCACAGTAAAAATTAATATCGGTCAAGTAAGAAAAAAAGGCATTGGGGGCTGGTTTCGTACTTGTTCCTATACCGAATGTAGACGTAAACGTTTTGACACCTGAAGAACCATAAAACTCAAAGGCGTATAAATAGATCCATCTTGCTAAAAATAAAACAGACAATATTTGAAATACATTTGCAAATAATCCATTATCTGTATACTTGTATAAAATATAGTTTATAATGGCAAAACCGAAAATAACCATCAAATTAATACCCAATGACACACTATTTGTCGCCATATATGCAATAATATTTTCACCATTTAATACGAATAAAGCCCCTAAAACTATTGCAGCAACAAATAGTAGTTTCACGTTCGTGCCTATTTTATCCCAATAAAAAACAACACTTAAAATAATTGTTGCTAGTATCAACCCAATCAAAATAGGTAACAATACACTAGATAAACGAGCCACCCATCCTATAATCGTACCAATAAACTGTAAAATCGAGTCGACAGTGAAATTTAATACCAATAAAATTGTTAATATAATCGATAATGGGTCTGTAATATCTCTTGTTTTATCGGATAATTCTTTTCTAGAAACAATTAAAACAATTATTATAGGCAAACACCATAGCAATGTCAAAAAATTTATATTTTGAAAAATACCTAAATTCGCGATATTATTATAACCACATATAGAGACGATTAGTAAAAATAGTAATATACCTATCATGTAACTTTTTATTAGACCACCTGTCGAAAATAACATAACGAATGATACTAGCAACAAGGCAAAAATAATAAATCTTGTTATTGATAAAATAATATTTAATGGTGACGTTGATGATATTGTATTTGTGGATGGTATATTATCCATTTTTATATATTATCCTATTATAATTAATATATAAAAACATTTATTCGTTTACTATTTATTATTTTTGATTTATAGTTATAATTCAGTCATAATTCAGTGATAATTCAGTCATAGATTACTACACTTATGAATGGTCTAGTCTATCCATTGCCGTTTTTTTACCATGACAATCGCGACATAATGCTACTAAATTGCCAACCTCATTTGAACCGCCATTGTGTAGAGCAATTACATGATCTACTTCAAACCAAGCGGGTAATTGGCGTTTACAATCGCCGCATAACCAATTCTGATTTGCTGCAACAAACTTTTTCTTTGTTTCGCTTACACTTCGTTTCGTTGTTCCTCTGCCAGACATCATCATCCTATTAACACTTGGGTTGTTACTTCCATCGCTGCCGCCGCCCATACCACCACTCAAAGCACCACTATTCATATAAATATCTTGGTTTGTATCTGTAAACGATTTTGTGTTTGTTAAATTTAAAAATGGACTAATCAAGTCCATAGAGTCGCGCGTCATGGGTAGAGTTTTTATCATGTCGTTTGCGCGCCCTAAAAATTCCCTAGAATTTTCGGGATTTTTTTTAAAAAATAAATAAAGCGAGAGCCCACCAAAAGCAAATGTCGCCATTTTTAAATACTTACTACTTTTTACAGTATTTAATATTTTTATTAATTTACCATCATAATACGTATTTGCAATTAATAAACCAGTTATTACAAATATAACTAACTCTATTTTCATTATATATTGTTAATTATATGTTAGTTATATACTCAACATATAATAATTTTTAATATTTACGTTTACTCGTTTTTAATATTTACTTTTACTCGTTTTTATTTTACCATCTATTTCCCGCGTTTACCGCGTTTACCGTGTTTACCGGGTTTACCGTGTTTACCGCATTTTCTAGTTTTATATCCACCTTTCGCTACAATAGGAAGAGCTCCCATATTTGAACGTCTTGTATTTGAAACACGCGCAACACCTAATTGATTTACCATAGTAGCGCTAGTTCTTTTACTACCAATGCTCATTAAATATCTATTTAAGTTTTTAATATCGGAAACCAGTTTTGGTATATTTAAAGGAAGATTGCCATTTTTAAACATGTTATCTGTAAATATATACATAACTTTGTTAATGAATATTTTATGTTCCGTGGAGTTCATTTTAAACATTGCTTGCGACCGTTCTATTAAATCGCAATATATTGACATTACACCCCACGCATCTATATTCATTATATACACTTCGTTGAAATATTTACCGAGATTAAGTTTATAATCAACCGTGTATGCTAGCAAAACATCAATAGTATATTCGACAATATAGTACAATGTCATATTATATATTATAAGTGTTTCATTATATGATTGTTCTTCTTTATTCAAATATTTTGCAAACTCGCCGCTATATACAATATTGAATATATTGTTAAAAAATGTAAATTGTTTCTCGTGCATAATCATAAAGTTGGTATATTCTGTTATAGCAAAAACACGCAAAGTATCTCTTGTTAGCATAATACCTTCCTTTTTCAAATTTTTAATAAATGTGTAATATTTTTCTATTACATTTTTCTTAAATAAAAAGCTTGAAAATGGATGCATCCATTGAACGCTTAAGTTATACAAAGCGCCAGGTACATTTTTTCTATCACTATCTGCGATATACGATAAACCCCAGTCGATTAATACAAGTGTATTATTATCGTATTTATTAAACATCATATTTTCCGCTTTAATATCACCATGAACTACGTTATTTTTGTACATGGATGGTATTACGACGGTTAAATACTGAATAATAATATTATTAAGCATTATTAATTCAGTAGAAGATAGGACCGTCTTTTTAATATAATCGTTCAACGTCAAACTTAATTCAGGCATGTTTATTATTTTAAACTTATGTAAGTTACGATTGATCGTTTCAGATGTTATAGGTGTATTTGTATTTGTATCATTAACGCTGGTCAAAATATTATCACACACATCCTCTATTTTTACCTTGTCTTGTTCACTCAATGGCTTTGGTTCACACATATTAATATTGTCAAGTAAAAAATACCTTTTTATGCTCACAGGTAAGTGTTCCAATTTTTTTTTAATATGGAATATATACATATATTCTCTTTTCCCTCTACTATTCTCAATAAGTTTACTTACATAATTTGGTCGAGGGGGCGTATCAGAGTTTTTACAACCTAATACCGGTTTAAAAACGCAACCAAAACCACCTTTTGTAAACGCAGCTCCACCATCATATGTACTTATTTTTTTTGTCCTGACTTTATTTTTATTTTTATTTTTATATTTATTCTTCATTATTATAATATTAAAATATTTTATTTTTTATATAAAAAATATACTCCAATGATACCTCCGAGTAAAATCAGAAAGAATACCAATTTTTGCCTATATTTTAATTCTTCCTGTACCTTTATTGCTTTAGGTTTATAGTTATAATAGTATTCTTTTAATGCTTGGCTGAGTGGTATTTCGGCTTTATTCGTCATTTTATTCACGCGGTTATGTATAAAATGAACCCATTTTATGAAAGAGTCGCGACTATCTAAATAAGGAGTTATGGGATATTTGTCTATCAAAGCGCTAAATTTATTACCAATTCTTGAGTCGGGCATAAATAGTGGAAAGTTATGAATTAGTTCATAATATTTTTTCTTTGTTACGTCATTTGGGTGAATAGGATAACAAATTGCGATAGACAAAAGAACAAACCAATAATGTGGACCCCATACATTTGAATCTAATACCATTTCTAATTAGAAACAATATAAAAAGATAACAAAGAATACATATAATTATGAATTCGAGGACACTAAAATCAACATATAATAATTTTTGCAACAACTGTGGGAAAACGGGGCATTTGCTTGTTGACTGTAAAAATCCTATAACAAGTATTGGGGTTATTTCATTTAGATATAATACAATAAATAACTGTCTCGAGTATCTTTTAATACAACGAAATGATAGTTTTGGGTTTGTAGAATTTATACGTGGAAAATATCCTTTATTCAACATACAATATATACAAACGCTTATCAATGAAATGACATTTGATGAAAAGAACAAACTTTTAAATATGAATTTTGAAGACATGTGGAAACTACTATGGGGAGAATACTCCAGTCTTCAATATAGAGGCGAAGAAACATCTTCTAAAGATAAATTCGAATCTCTCAAAAAAGGTATAAAAATTAAAGATGTTGAGTATAGTTTAAAATCACTAATTGATGCTTCTACCACAAATTGGACCGAAACTGAATGGGGATTTCCTAAAGGTCGCAGAAATTATCAAGAAAAAGATATTGATTGTGGTCTCCGGGAATTTACGGAAGAAACAGGATACGCTCTTTGCGATTTTAAACTTATTGAAAACATTATACCATATGAAGAAATGTTCATTGGTTCAAATATTAAAAGTTATAAACATAAATATTATCTAGCGCATATGATAAATAACACGAAAGATATCCAAGAGTATCAAAAATCCGAAGTCCGAAATATAAAATGGGTCAGTTTTGAAGAATGTATAAATTGTATTCGCCCTTATAATTTAGAAAAAATTAATATAATTGGAAAAATAAATAACGTTTTACAAGAATATAGATTATATTAACATTATATAAGAATTACTTATTCATTTATAGTATATATTAAATGGATTCAAATCCGAATAAAGACGCAAACCCTAAAAAACCTTCTATTAAAATTAAAAAAATTAATATTCCAGAAAATATTCGTGCAGCACTTAACCGAGGACAAGGCGAAGGTGCACGTGCAGGCGAAGGTGATGTTCGGGGTGCTGCTGCAGGTGCAGCATCTTCATTATCTTCACTAGACCCTTTTATAAAAGTTATAGCCGACTCAAATAAAGGTATTATTTTAATGCCGGTTCTTTCGGATGTTAAATTTTCAATTCCTCCCGGTTCTATGGGTTCATTTATGGATGGTTTGTCGTCTTCGTCGTCTTCGTCGTCTTCGTCGTCTTCATCGCCTTCATCGGGTGCGCAAGGTTCAGTTGGTGGTCCTAGTTCTGGTAGTTCTGGTAGTTCTGGTAGTTCTGATAAAAAAAGCAATACACCATCCATATCAAGTGCATCCCGACAAAATCTAAGTTTTCCCAACTTTTCTAGTCTTTCAAAACCATCATCGGGTTCGCGTGATGCATCTAGAGGTATTTCATCGTCAACGCCTAAAGGTGATATACAAGACTTTAATATTTCTCTCCCAAGCGACGGTAGTAGTTCGGGGTTTAATATATCCATTCAACCAAGAGAGCAACCTTTGTCATCTAGGAGTAGTAGCAGTAGCATCCGAGAAGGTAAAAAGGTAATTCGCGACAGTAGTGGAACAAGCCAAGAAGGAATTGTGGCATCACGTACGCCTTCGCAAGAAAGCATGAGTAGTCGATCGGGGTACGATATTCCAATGGACAAATTGTCGAGAGCACCGTCGCCATCACCATCATCGTCTCCATCGTCATCATCATCGACAGCATCGGTCTCTACAAAACCATCATCTGCACCGTCGCCATCATCATCATCGACTGCATCATCATCCTCGACAGCATCGGTCACTACAAAACCATCATCGGCATCGTCGGAAGCGAACCAAGAAATACCCTATATACAAGCACCATCATCTGAAGAAATACTAACAAGTGATTCTGAGGGTAAAAGGGAAGGAAGTGAGTCTAGATATCAAGAAGTGTTACAAGAACGTCTTCTTTCAAATATGTCACCTCAACAACAAAAGGAGTTTATTTTTAACCCAGATATGTCTAGAAAAAGTAAAAAACAACAAAATATATTTTTAAAGGAAAAGGGCAATGCGGAAAAAGAGTCAATCGAACACTTTAACAAACAATTTTCAAATCTCGGTTTAAAAAACGCACCGGTTGAAGGAGAAGGTTCGCCATCACCATCGCCTTCGCCCGATGAATTAGAAACACAAACATCCGAAAATGCATACAACTTTCTATATCCAACGCTGGATGACCCCCAGTTTAATATAAAAATTGCATCTAAGAGGGAATTTGCCGACACAAAATACGACGGAACAATACAAAATAGTTTAGAAGCAATAAAAAAACACTCTAATAAAATGTGCAATGCGGATTTCGAATTATCTCCACATCAACTATTTGTTCGAAATTTTCTTTCTTTTCAAACACCGTATAATAGTCTTCTCTTGTATCACGGTTTAGGAACAGGTAAAACATGTTCTGCAATAACAATATGCGAAGAAATGCGGGACTATTTAGTTCAGATAGGCATATCAACATCCCAAAAAATAATTATTGTCGCCAGCCCAAATGTTCAACAAAACTTCAAACTACAGCTTTTCGATAAAAACAAACTAAGATTAATTGATGGTATTTGGAATATTAGATCATGTACGGGTAACAAATATCTCAAAGAAATA